GCCAAGGTCTTGCAGGTGCTTGTGGAGGTAGTAGCCGATGCCGGCCGAGTCAACGTTGAGGATCCCGATTCTGTCTCCATACTTCCGGAGCGCGCTCACCAGTTCGCCGCGGGGATCTGGATTGCCCCAGCCGACAATCTCGAGAATCTGGAAGCCGCACCGCGCCACCATCACCGTCTCATCCTCGCCAGGACCCGCCACGTCGATGCCGATGTCTACCTTCCCCTCGTAGGTCCGCGTGTCCCGTTGAGCGCGCTCGAGCCATGCCAGGGACAGCAGGGCATCAGGACTCTGAGAGGGGAAGTCTCCCATCACGCGTGAATCCCAGCGGAAGTCTCCCGGCCCCCACTCCTCAAACCGCTCTTTGACCCACCGCCTGGTGGTGAGCCAAGGCATCACGTTCTGGTCAAGATCTTCTTCGGTCAGGTCCAGCAGGTCGCGGCCGTTCGGATCGCCGAGCGTTACGGTGATCGGAGCGCCTTCTGAGTCCTGAGCCTCATATGAAAGCTTGATGCCTTTGAAGTTGGGCGTATCGAACGCGCTGATTGTGAACGGTTGGATGCTGGCGCGCTTGCTGTGGAACTCGTCGTAGAAGGCGCCAGAAGATATGGTAGGGTTGCCCAGCTTCAGGATGCGCACATCGCCGCCAGCCCGGATGCCCTCGATCGCTTCGATGATCTTCGGATCAACGCCAGGAGCTTCGTCGATGATGATGAGCACGTGGTCAGCGTGGAAGCCTTGGAACTTGACACCCTCGTCCTGTTGCTGGACGGTCGTCGTGAATCCGAGCGCGTACCGCATCGGGTACTTGGTCTTATCAAACTCAAGTTTGGTGAGGTTTGCAGATGGGAAGGGATACTTGCTCTTGACGAGGGCCTTGTGGATTTCACCCCACATCAGGACCTCGACCTGCTTTTTCGTGGGTGCCGTGGTCACCACGATGGCGTTCTCGTACCGGGCCAGCCACCAAAGCGCGAGTTGCGCCGCTTCAAAAGTTTTGCCGCTGCTATGGCACGCTTTTACGTTGACCTTCGCCTGGGGCTTTGTGAGCGCCATGGCGATTTCTTTCTGCACGCTCCACAAGTCGGACCCCAGCCAATGTAGTACAAACTTGACTGGGTTCACGAGTGTACTACGGATTTTGGCCTTCTGTACTACAGTGAGCGGCTTCATTCTCCCTTGAGGATACTATCGAGCACGCTCACCTGCACTGGATTGTCTTTGTCGCCGGCCAGCGTGGTGCGGTCACCGAACTTTGCCTTGTTCGTTCCCTTCAGCAGGAAGATCAAAAGCGTATCACTGTACTCCTGGACATAGCCCACGCGCTTCCCACCCTGGTAGACCGGCTTCTTCACGCCCTCATAGGCCCTGCGCTTCGCCTCATCCTCAAGCACCGCCTCGCCCTCCACTTGGGCTTCATCCCACGCTTGCCGGAACTCCTCATCCTGCCGGCGCCACTCGTAGGCGCATGTCTTCGGTAGACGGCTCAACTTGCACGATTTACTGATGTTCCCTGTAGCCTTCAAAGCCTCAAGGAACTTCGCGCGCGTTTTAGGGGAGCGTTTTGAACGAGGTGGAGGGCCTTTTACGAGGTTTGCCATGAGTTTATTAAACCTTTGTTTTCTTGAAGTCGCAGTGACATCTACATGCCCAACGCGGGTCAGGCCCCATGAACACTTCCCACACGTCAATGAGCCAACGGCGTTGACACCGGCAAGAGCATGTCTTCCCGTCACATCGGTGATGGTTCACGTTCAGCGCGCGGATGTCTTCCATAGTCAAAGGCTTTTGTAGTACAGCCATGCTACGCCGCCCGCTTCGCCGGCAGGATCAGGACACGCTCCGAACGCAAGGCCGAGCCACGCTCACACACCAAGAGGTGTACGAAGAGCTGGACTCGGGGCTTGGGTAGTGTCTTTTGGGTCCTGTCGGCCATTGGATTTACCACCATGACGGGATTATAAAGCATCTTGTGTCCTGATTTATCCAAAAACACGAACGGCCCACCGAAGTGAGCCGCAGTGCACTGGATTCTGTTCCCAAGTTCCAGCAACTCGGACGGTGTTTAGGCCGCCATCGGAAGAGCGACAGGCTCACTCACCGGGAAGGTGAGCAACTTGGCGAACTTCGTACCGACACTTTTGAGAGTGGCAGTTTTCATCTGATTCTCGTTACGGTGAGCATCAATCCCGGCACGAAACTGTAGTCCGCTGATCCCGTCGAAACCGTGACGAGCCCACCAAAGCCCCAATCGATTTACGCTCCCCGTCGTTCAAAAGAACTCTGCTGCAACGAAGGGGCTTTGGTGGACCCGGCGGGAGTCGAACCCGCGTCCGAAATCATCTTTCTACAGCGTTGACGTGCGTACTTTTGGGGCTTCACGGTGTTCTGTGGAGCGCCTCCACCATCACGTCAAAAGAGGACGTGAACTCAATGTTGATAAATGTACCACGGTTATCGCGTTGCTTCAAATAAAAACCACGCGCGCCGCTCCGCCTCGTCAATCCACACCTCAATCATCGCGGTTGAGGCGTAGTCGTCGGCCAGGGCGCAGACTGTATGGGCGCTGCGCAGTTGGGCGATAAGAGTCCTGTTGTCGGCAAGAAGCTCCTTGAGCATCATCTCTGGCGCCGGGCCGGGCTCGTCTGAGTCCTGAATCCGCTGCAAACGGGCAATCTGACCAATCGACCGAATCGTGGTCCCGCCGATCTTGCGCACCCGCTCCGCAATGTCGTCCGTGATGCCGTAGATTTGCGTGGCTTGCTCGTCCAGAAGCAGGTGCCAGTCGCGGAAGTGCGGGCCGGTCATGTGCCAGTGGAAGTTCTTTGTCTTCAGGTACAAAGCGAAGCAGTCGGCCAGAAGAGCGTTCAGCGATTCGGAGAGCTTATCAACGTTCGCAGGACTGAAACCGTCTGCAACGTCTGAGCCTTGATAATCTCCGGTGGAGAATGGGAAGTCCATGGTGGTCACCTCGGAGACATTGTAGGCGTTTTGGGTCCTGATGCCCATGGAAAACCCCCGGTCGCCTTGTTGTGGCGTTGCCGGGGGTCGGTGTTGCGCTCTGCGTCGGGTGAGGGATTAGCGGGGTGATTCCCAGACTAGAACCGGCCAAAGATTTCGAGTCAGGAACCAACGGAGGGTGGAATCACCCATCGCTAAATTATCTTGACATATTCAAGTGGAATATGCAATGTTTGTTTTGCCAGAGATTTCTTGAGTATGGAACAGCCTCTCGAAAATTCGACAGTTCTGAGTCCCGATGTTCTCAACATCAAGGCTGCTGCTGAGCCAATTTTGCGCCTAGAGTGGTTTCGCTAGACGCTTTAAAGGGTCATGCCGGTGGAGGCGGGGTGCCGTTACCCTATCGCCCATCGTGACCGCTGCCTTGGGAGCCTCCATGTGAGGCTGACGCAGTGGACGGCGAGACAGAGGCAGGGTCGCCCATTGAAGGGTGCAACTCTACAAGTCAGGGAAATCACCGGGGAAAATCCCAAATGGTGATATTTCCTCCCTGATGCTTGTAGGGTTAGGGGGGTTTAAATGCAACAACAAAAGCAAATACAACAGCAAGAAAATAGGGGGAAGTGTATGCCAAGGATGCTCGACAGAGAGTCGCTATCAGCAGAGGAGAGACTAGACAAGTCAACCGCAAGGGCTCTTGACCATCTTGGCAGGACTCGCCTCAATAATGTGCAGAGAAACCACGCAAAACTATGGTCCATGGAAGCTGCTCATGCAGTATTTGAGTTGCATCCTGATCTACGTGAAGAGGGCTCACTGCTGCGGTATTTCGTCGCCAAAGAGGGGCGAAAGAGTGGCCTACGCGGCGCGGCCTTGACCGCGTTTGTCGAGAGTGAGTTCAGCGCGGGAACTTGGTGGCATCTGGTTCCCGAATCAGTTTTGAAAGGGGAATCAAAGTGAGCCATAAAAAAACAGAAAAGAGAACGCCGCTGGAGCTACTCAAACTACTCAGCGGGTGGCTGGAAGACGACCTTCGCATTCATTACGCGGAACCTGCCATTGCGGAGATCAAAGCGCTCAACGCGCACAACGAAACCCTTCTGACTACGTTTGTTGGGTTTATCGTTTGCTCGGTGGGTTGCAGTGAGAAACAGGCACTACATGAGATTGGTGTCCTGTATGCGATGGCGAACGCAGAAAGGAAGAAATCGAAGTGAACGAACTTGCATTGAACATCGCAAAGATGAGTAGCCGAGAGATTGCCGAGAAAACCGGCAAAGAGCACAAGCATGTATGCCGTGACATTGAGGCAATGTTTGAGCAACTTGACATTGATTCAGACAGGTATGTCCATTTTTGGACCCACCCCCAAAACGGCCAAGAGTACCGCGAATTCCTTCTTCCAAAAAGGGAATGCCTCATCTTGGCCACGGGCTACAGTGTCCCGCTCAGGACTCGAATCATCGACCGATGGACCGAGCTGGAGGCTGCGCAAACTTCTGCGTTGGCACTCCCAGACTTTGGAAACCCGGCTGCCGCAGCGCGGGCGTGGGCTGACCAGTTCGAGCGGCGCCAACGCGCAGAGTTCCAGGCATCCGAGTTGGCCACCGAGAATGGGGTCCTACGCCCCAAGGCTTTGATCGTGGACCGCATCAACGACGCCGAAGGGCTTCACACCATGGCTGAGGCTGCGAAGATCATCGGGACAGGTCGCAGTCGCTTATTTCGTTTCCTCCGCCAGGAGCACATCTTCGACTGCCACAACATGCCACTTCAGCAGTACATTCCCAATCGGTTCGTAGTCAAAGAGCGGCCATTCATGCGGGGCGACGAACGCAGTGTCTATGCCCAGGTCTACGTGACCGGGCGCGGGATAACGTGGCTGACTCCAAAGGTTGCCGGTTTGGGTCCTGATGGGCAAGGGGAGTTCTTCGAGTAAACTTTTCGCTTGACACGCTCACAACCGTTCGGTTACAGTTTCGGTCATGAGGAAATACGCAAAAAGCGATGTGATGCTGGCCCTTCGCGGGATGATTGCAAAGTCCAGCCAAAGCCAAGTGGCAGCAGGACTCGGATACACCCAGCAGTATCTATCTCAGGTCCTGATGGGCAAGAAGGCGCTGACGTTCGATCTTGCCTTGCGCGTGGGATTCATTCAACTGCCCGATGCTTATATCCGGGCACCGAAAGGAAAGGTGAAGTAGTGGACAACCAGAATGCACTGCAAGTTCAGGACACTGACAAACTGGCCGAGTACCAAGAGCAAAGCATCTCCATGGTGCAGCATCGGGAAAAGGCCAAGATCGAATCCCGCTACATCATGGCGCTGCGTCAACCGCGGGACCTGGAAGTGGTTCGCCAGAAGATGCTGCGTGAATGCAGTCGTCCTTCTTTCTGCGCTCCCGACATGAGCAAGAATGGATCGAGCGTGGCAATCTACCGTGTCCCGCGCGGCGGAAGCAAGATCGAGGGTGTTACGATCCGTTTCGCGGAAATGGCAAAACGCTGCTACGGTCACATCTTCGTGGAAGTTACTCCCCTCGGCGAGGATGAGACACAGCAGATTTACCAAGTTGAGGCAACCGACTACCAGAACAACGACGGCGGCAGCGAGATCGTTATTGTCCCGAAGCGCATAGAGCGCAGTTATGCGAAGGACTCGGATGTGGTTCTCGGGCAGCGCATGAACAGCAAAAACGCCACGGTCTACACCATCGTGCCGACTGACGACGACCTTCAAGTGAAGCGCAATGCCCTCAACTCAAAGGCAAGGCGCAACGTCATCATGCAGTGCATTGACGGCTGGCTGGTGGAAGAGTGCAAGGCGAAGATTCGTGAGACGGCGGCGGCCAAAGACGCAGAGAACCCCGGCGCGGCCAAGACTCAAATCTTCGATGCCTTCGCTTCTATTGGAGTATCAGCAGTTCAACTGAACGACTACATCGGACACACAAACGCTTTGAGTCCTGCGGAGCTTGATGAACTGCGAAGCCTGTACGGTGGAATCAGCGAGAAGTACACCACTTGGGCAGAGATAGCGGCCAGTAAGGGTGAAGGCAAAGACGACGGATCGGCAGAGCGCATCGAAGTGCTGGTGAAGGAACTCGAATACACCCCCGCACAGGCCAGGACGAAGAAGGCGAAGTATGCCGGCCGCCCCAAGGAACTGATCGAGTGGCTTGAGGGTGAAGTTGCCAAGAAGCGCAACGACGGCAGCAAGCGCGAAGATCCTCTGAAGAAGGAAGAGCCCAAGCCTGAGCAGAAGACCACTCACCGCGAGTCGGCCGAACCGGAGCCACAGCAGGACGCAAAGCAGTCTGGTCCTGTTGAGCAAGAGAAGCCGAAGATCACGCCGCCACCGGCTGGTGACTTCAGCAACTGGTAATCAAGTTTCGGCCATCCCCTCTTGGGTAAGCTGGCCGGAAGGTGCGCGGAAGTGGTGAGCGATAGCGCTTCCGAGATCCTGCCTATCTATGCTGGGCTGAAACCCTGGCGTTCGGATTCGGACCGCGCACTATAACATCAGGACACAAGAAAGGAACGTCATGAGATATAATAATGGGGTCAGGTGTTCTAGCACCGGACAAGCCCAATCGCTTCGAAGGAGCGACCGTGACCCCATTGATATTGTATCTCCAATTCTCCTTCGGAGCCATCCAAGGAGATCCCGCATGGGACGTAAACGTTTAGATGTGAGAACACGGCTTGAGGCCAATCGACGCATTGACCCTGTAACTGGTTGTTGGGAATGGACGAAATCTTGCGGGGAAAAAGGATACGGCCAGATTTGGGTCGTAGATAGGTTTATTCGAGTTTCCCGTGCAGCATATGAGATATATGTTGGTCCTATCCCAGAGGGATTTAACGTCTGCCATCATTGCGATAACCCTCCATGTTTTAATCCAGAGCATCTTTTTGCAGGAACTCAAAGCGAAAATATCAAGGATTCTGTTGCAAAAGGACGGTGGAAAAAGACAAAAGCTACCTGTAAGTACGGCCATATGAGAGACGGTAAGGGACCGTGCAAGGTGTGCTTGTCAACCAACAAAACGCTCTACTATCAACAGAACAAGGAACGCATCAAGCGCCGCCGTATCGAACGGTACTATGAAGATCCAGAAGATGCGGCGCTGAAGTCGAGAGAATACTACGCACAACACAGGGAAGCAATATTGGCTTCGAGAAAGGAAAAGGTATGCAAGGTCAAGTGATTTGGTTCAATTCGGCGCGCGGATACGGATTTATATCCCGCGAGGAT